TGCTCCGATATCTATTGTACCATCACCATTAGATGTTATATCAAAACCAGATATAATTCCAGCTGATTGAGTTATATTAAATAAATCTTCACAATTATCATAAGTTGGAGTACCAATGCCAGGAAAAGAAACCTGAGATCCAGATATCTGAATAGATCCCTGACCATAATGTATATTTGTGTTTCCAGAATGATTCCAAAATGCACCAGAAGTCTGGGATACTACTAATGCCATATCATTCCAATCTGTAGCATCAATAATATCTCCAGTATTTTTAGTATCTTTCCAAGTCATAATTATTCATATTTAACTTCAACATTTCCATTTTCATCTATATATAGTATTGTTTTATAGTTTCTACCCTTTATTGTTTGTTGATAACCAACTGCATATAATCTCCATCTTTTTTCTATTGATCGTAAATTAGAAGTAACTCTGATTCTATTTAGATATCCTCCACATTTCTTACAGTGACCATAACCACCAAGTTCCGGTCCTGTATTAACCACTTCGTTAAACTTATCATATATCTCACCACAATCAGAACATTTCCAATAATCGGAGGATTGACAGTATGGACAGATTGGTGAGGGATAGATATCATCCTTAACTTTAGATTTGGTATAGAGATGAAAACCTTTATTACAATTATTACAAATATAAAATTCTTCTTGAGATATAAAATTTCTTGTAAATAATATAAATCTTTTATTCTTATTAATATCTACTTCAAATTTCGGAAGTAATGGATTTGAAACTGCTAATATACCATTTTCTGAAAGTTTATTAGCAAAATCTTTAGAGAATGGATACCAACCAACTTTAATTAAATTATCTTTATCAATATCATTTATGCTATTTGGTTTAAGTGTTTCGATATCATATTGAGGTAGTGCAGTCCCATCTTTATAGGTTGCTACCCAAAAGAAAACTAATGGTCTTTGAGAAATATTTGGCTTGGATGCCATTTTTTATCACCATTGTATTGGTTATTAATACATTTATGCTTCATCATATACAAATGTAGCTGTCTTACTAGCCTTTAATCCTTGTGTAGCCCCAGAACCAACTATAACTTGAGTTACTACTATATATGATTTTCCTGTTGCATTCTGACCGAGCCATTGACCAGATACTACCATTAGAGCATTAGCTAGAGAATCAAAATTAGTTATGCTTGATTTTTTACCAGCACAATTACTATAATACCAATGATCTGCTTCTATTAAATTACCACTGGTTCCTTGATTTCCTATAGCTTGTGTATATTTATCTTGTGGGCATCCTTGGGTTAAAACCCTGCAATCACCAACAGATGAAGATGATACACCAACAACTAAATCCCCACTGGTACCCAAAGACCAGTCAGAATTAGGAGATGTATTCCAAGTTTGATAATATCTTACATTTTTTATATAAGTATCTGGACCAGATGTACAATCTAAGCACACCGATTTCCAATAAGATGGTCTAGTTCCAGTAGTAGGGACAGGTATTGGATATGCTGTAGATCCAGAATCTGCAACATCTGCTGTATAATATCTACTCACTATGGAAGTATTCTTCAAGGTATAGCTCTGGCTACCAGATGGACCAGTAATTTCTTTAATTGTTACAGTTGCTACCATATTAATACTTTTCTTTCATATTCTATTTCAAACTAACACATACATAATATACAACAAAAAATGTAATACTAAATCATGAAGTAGAAAGATCATCATCAAAAAACAATGATGATCCTACTTCACTATTGAAACTAAATAAATTAATTAATACTTACATTTAAAACATACATTCTATCTTAATCTAGAAGATCTAGATGATCTCTGTGCTTCTTTATATGCCTTATACTCCTGCTCAGCTTTCCATATAATATAACTTTCTATGAAAGCCATACCATCTGGATCTTCTTCTCTGAGTTTGCCTATCTGCTTTGGAGTTTTACCAAGAAATTCACAGAGCTTAGCTTCTAGCTGACCAACTCCAGACTTAACGAAAGGATTGGAGTTCTTCAGAGGTTACTCCAGTTCCCCTCTGAGTTTCTCTAATCAATTCGGTTATAAAGTTCTGAAGAGTTGCAAATGATACTTTATTTGTCCAGAAATTCTTATCAAGAGATTTATCTAAAGTAAGAGAGGCAGCTAATTCAGGAAGCTGATCATAAATCTCTACCATCTTCTTGAGAGATTCTGGATCCATTTTTCCTTCATAGATAGCTGCTTCAGCTGATAATCTCATAATAGTCATCATTTCTTTTTGTGTTGGTCTTTTAGCTAATACCGTCCTTTTAGTCTCAGGTGAAGAGAAGAAGGTTACGTTAATGATATCCTCATTGTAATCCCTCTCAAGTTTTTCTCTAGTAGCTATTTGTCTAATCAATTCTTTTGTATCTGTTTTCTTTTTCTCACCTACCTTCTCTTCAAGCTCTTTGAATTTCTCTTTAATATCAGCAGGTTTGTCTTTTGAATTTTCAGCCATTACGGAATTTACCTCCGACTTTTTTTTTCTACCTAATTAGTATATCTCCAAAAATAAAGAGATATTACAGTATAACATTTCCTTTAATCAGGAAAATCTGTTATATAAGTTCCTCCACCTTCTAGATGAGTTACACTTGAAACTTTATATGGATATAGCAGTGTGAAATCTACAGATCCTTCTGTGATATCATCAGCAGTACCAATTGAAAAATCGAAACCAGTGATCTGACAACTTTTGAAATAGAAGTGTAATGAATTAGTCCCGGTGTTTCCTGATATCTGTACAGAATGACCATCTATCATGCAACCAACAATTGGACCAACAGCTGAATTATGAAGCTTACAAGATGTAAAAGATCCATCAGCTGATATAGATCCAGCAAGATAGAAATTACCTTTAGCTCCTACTAACTCCTGTTCGGCTGTACCTTTGCTAATAGTAAGTGAAAAATCTGATAGCGCTAGCACTGTGTGTGATTGGCTGCTTATGAATATTTTAGCATCCTCACCAGTATATATAGTTGGGGTTCCTGCCATTTTTTATCACGCATCCGTAATACAACCGCCGATATATTTAATTTTTTGTGGGAGCATATGAACAAAGTCTATGCTTGCAGTTGTGATAGTGCTTGCATCTCCAACTGAAACATCGAAGGATGTAACTTGGCATGATACCAAATACCAACTTAAGTAACTATAAGATGTATCAGTAGATACTGTACCAGATATAGCTAAATATTCAGAGGAGGCATTTACATATCCAGTATCGACTAGATTCTCAAGTAACTCCGCTATTCCACTAGTAGCAAATTTTGCTGCTGTTAATGATCCATCACAGGACAATGCTCCTTGATCGAAATAATTTCCTGGCATACCTATAAGATCCTGCTCTATGGTATCTCTGCTAAATGTTAGAGAGAAATCACCGATACCATATTCTGCATTTCCATAGGTGAAGGAAGGAGAAGTCCCACCATCATGAGTAGTGATCAGCACTCTCGCATCTCTACCTGTAACTGTTCCGGCCATAATCTTTTTTCCCTATATACGGCTTAACATTTAAAAACATACATATCTAATCATCATGAAATAATTTATATGAGTAGGTTTGTGTCTTCCTATATAATCCTGTTTCATCATCATACATTTCTATATCAGATTCTTTACTACATCCTCCAGATATCAATGTCTTTACTACAGCATCAGCGATATCTAGAGTTTCTTTTCTACTCTTTTTAGAGAATATATCTAACTGAAGCAAAGCCTCTTCTAATCTAATTTTTGATCCAGCTGCTGCAGTCCTATATCCCAAGTATCCAATATCCGAACCACCAGCTTGAGTTATAACTATACATGGAAAGCTATCTTCTAATCTTGTGAATGACATCTTAATATCAGACTTTGGAACCAAATTAGTTACAGAAGTAGAACTAATTAAGTAATTTCTTATAGTCTTCGTAATATCTAGAGACATATCATATCCTTCTAATAGCTTTTTCTAGATTATATTCTATTAGATTTTTAATACTATTCTGCACATCTTTGGATCTTACTGCTGTAGTAAAGTAGTATTTAGGAGATTGGATAGTAAAATATGCACTCCAATGATCTCCAGCACCTTGTTGTCTACCTATAGGCCATCCCTTATATTTTTTAGAGCTAGCATATATCTTAGTTCTACCTTGGCGTAATACAGTATCACCAAACTCAACAACAGCTGCATGTTTAGAGATACATTCAAGAGCAACTTTTAAATCTTCCTCACGTCTAATAGTCCAATTATTTTTATCTGCAATAGATTCACCATCTATAGATAAGTGAGGATTTACTGATTTGTCTATTAGATTTTCTATAGCTTTATCTCTGAGATACATAGCACTATCTTCTAGTCCTTGTCTGATATTATGAGGTATTGCAAGTTTTAATTTTTTTATCTTACCAGCAATTAATTTCTTACCTCTAATTTGAGTTACTCTTATAGTAGTCATACTACTTTTTTCAATAAAGCCTTTTTATATGTAAATGAAGAGTCTGTTACCACTTCTCTAACTCTAAATACTTGATTATTGTATGTTATCTCACTATCTTTTGAAATAGAAGCTGATGAAGTACAATAGCATATATAATTAACATCTTCATATAGTCCAGGATAATCTATCTTAATTCTATCAGTAACTGGAACTACTCTAGAGGGGATGGGAGATGAACTGTTAGTATAAGTATATGTCCATTCACCCAAATCATTCTGGGAAGATGCTCTAGTTCGAAGATATATATTGGTATTTAATAAACTTTCAAATGTCATTTTAATTTTATTATATTTGCATGTATCTTATAATGACAATCTGCACATAATACGATTAAATTTTTTCTTGAATTATCATGTGATATACTAATTGGGACTATATGATGAAGATGTAATTGACCTTTAGCATATCTTCCACACAATTGACATCTATACCCAGCTTCTTTGAATAAAGCTTGTCTTAATCTATTCCAGTTTTCTGGATATAGAGGTGATGGTCTGTAGCTAGTCATTGACTTTATATATTTTATATTTATAAGTACTTTTTGAATTTAAGATATCCAAAGCCATTCTTTCCCATGTTTTTGATATAACAAATGGACTGCTCTGGATATTAGTACCCCTAGATATAGGTTCAGCTAAAGTATAACTATAATCTCCCAATCTTTCTGAACTTAGTGTATAATATTTTTTTGCAAGAGTTGGGGTTTGAATAATTTTAGATGCTATTAGCAATAAACAAGCTATTTTTACAGAGTTATCAGAAGTTGGTAAACTTCCATTGAAATATACCGCTCCAACAAACTCTTCAACTGATTCTATCTTTAAAAGAATTTCAGCTTTAGTAACATCATTATACTCTAATGGAGGAGAGAAGAAATTTCTAACGTCAGCTTCAGAAAGAAGCTTGGGAGTGTAGTCACTCATATTAGTCTCCTATTCTTGGATCTTTCCGAATATCTATGGTTTCCTTACCTTTTGTTGGAAAGGGAAATTGTTTCATCTGATATGTTTTCTCATTAGTTCTTCCACCACCATCTGCACCAGAAATTTCATATAATATTAACTCTTCACTAGTGAGGCTGTTCTTATCACGTAATCCAACTCTTCTTTTCTTGAGATAACTTTTTGTTAAAAAGGCTTGAGATTCCTCTTCATAGCCTATACCCTTTCCATGTAACATAAATCTTTACCACAAGGTATTAAACACAGGTATGTATCCAGTAGTTACTGTAGATGATGTTCCAGATGTATAGTGGATTTTAAGCCACATATTTGCACTAGCTGCTGGAAGGAATTTTACAGTGCTAACAGCACCTCCAGAGGTGCCAGCACAACTTCCACCAAATAGTACATCACCATCATTATACGCATAGAGTCCCCTACCATCTTTGGTTAAAGTAAGTTTCTCTATTTCTAATACTGGAATTTTAGCTCCAGCCATAATTCCAACCTAATATTCGTTCACTTAATAACATACATTAATAACATTGAATAAATAAAAAAATAAGGGAGATAATTATCATCTCACCTTATTTATGATATATTACACATCCAGCTTTCTCGTTGAGAACATCTGCGCCGAATCTCATCGTTACAGAAAGTCCAACTAGGTCATGGATTGGATCATCATACTGTTCTATTGTGATGTCACGCTTCATGCAGATGACACCAAGGTCATTTTTAGATAGCACTATAGCAGTAACATCTGAGCCTGCAGTTGTATCATCCCAAGTTGGTGATGATGAATCTGTTGCGGTACAGGTGTATGGAGTTAAACCCATGACTTTTGGAATCTTTCCTTCTGTTAGAGATGTGTTTGTTCCAGCATATGCAACATACGCTAGATTTGAATCGCTGAGTAGATATCCCTCTGCTGTTGGATGTGTAACTAATGTATCTGCAAGATAGTTTTGTTTTTTGACTTTAGAGATACCCAATGCTACATCAGATACTGCAATGTGTGGACCAGCTGGATTAAGAGTGTTCGTGGTTATTTTATTTGCACCATTTAATATTTTGTTCAAGCACTCTCTGTTTAGAGCATTTTCCATCTTAGCTCCAGCCTTCTTGAGTTCAAGCTCGACTACATCGAACAGAGAATCTTCTATTAGCTCATTAGTTATCAGTGGTCTAACTCCCCATTTGTCTATTGTAATATCTTGCTTGGTGTAAGTCTGAATATCTATGTTTATAGCAGCACCTTCAGCTACTTTTTCTGCATAACTTCCGGTCTCACCCTTGATAAATCGCACTGAGTATGAATCAGCTTTAATTACTGGGAAAATCTCTCTAAAACACTTGAAGGGTTCAGCACCTTCTATGATTGTTTTGTAGACTTCCTCCTGAACTAATGTTGAATTATTTATTGCATCTTTGTCTGATTGCAATAATTTGTGTGTGTTCTCTCCAACAGCTTTCTTGAAGGACTCTTTATTTAGGAGTCTGCTTCTCTCTGCATTTCCTGCAAAGCCATATTCTAATAGTTTAGAAAGTTTGTGAGTCATATAAATACTTGTTTTTTAATTCACATATTATAAACATACATAGATTTATTGAATACTAAATATGTATCTACTATAATTGAGATGATGTGATTACTTATACCAACAGTACCTTAGCTGTGCCATCTGCAGAGGTCTGCGTTTCCAAAGCTATAGCATATACTCCAGATGGAATAGCTCCAGAGATTTTACTCCACTTTCCTTCATCAACTAAATGAAGTCTATCTCCAGCTGTACAGTGGCTAGCTCCAGAGATAATAACTCTGACTATGTTTCCAGGACCATAAACAGCTATTGGTTTCCCATCAGTTTGGCTATAGGCAGCTACTCCTACACAGCCTCCTTGCTCAGTGCCTATTCCAGTCCCAGGAGCTTTCACTTTAAAAGCATCAACTGCATATACCCCCTGACCTTTGTAGATGGTTCCAGAGGCATCATAATCAAATGCTAAAGTACCTTCTTGAATTATGATCGGATCACTTGGGCTAGTAAAGCTCATACTTTATCTTTTTCCTATATTATAACATTAAGTATACATATATGAGACATTAGTCTTCGGAATAAACTATTCCACCCATTACCCTAAGAGAGCTTTCGAGTTGTTCTTCTTCCTCATTTTCTTCGATAATAGTCTTTGGTTTAGCTTTGGATTTTGATTTCTCCATTTCTTCTAGCTGTTTTTCTAGTTCAGAAATTTTATCATCCCTAGCTTTAATAGCTAGTTCCAATTCTTTTTCCTCTGTTTCCTTGGACAATACCTCGATTAATTTATCTATCTTAGCATTAAGATCTTCTATAGCCTTTTTTGGATATGGATATTTTTCAGGATTAGGATACTTACCACCCTCTAGTTTATTGATTAACTTTGCTAGTTCTTCGATGTCTTTTTTCGTAACTGTTTCCTTTTTGAGTAGGTCTTTTATCTTTTCTTTAATCACACTGACTAAACCGCCTTTCTCTTCCTCTTCCTGGGTTTCTTCTTCAGTTTCCTCTTTTTTCTTCTCCTCCTCATCCTCACACTCTTCGTCTTCACATTCTTCCGCTTTGGGCTCTAGAAGATTAGTAACTATTCCTCGAAGACTTTCTATCTCTCTCTCTAGTTCACTAATTCTCTCTTGGATATTATCTGTTTTCTCTTCTGTTTTCTCTTCTACCACATCATTCTCGACTAATTCCTCATCTTCAGTGGCTGCTTCTTCAGTTGCTGTTTCCTCTACCACCTCAATGTTCTCTTCTTCCGGCATATTACCTTTTTCATTATTACATTCACAACATACAGAATTTAAATTTAAATCATTATACTTTGATTTAGATATTACTACAAATCCCGATTTTTCATTAACTGGTAACGAACAGATAGATACCTCAAATATATTTATAGCATCAAGAACTTCTATACATTTTGATTCATCGCATTCCTCGTGAGATAATATAACTTCACAGCCTATTGAAAATCCATTAAATTCTCCATTTAGTATAGATTCCCATATTTTATCTGCTATTTTAAGATCTTTTCTGATTTCAGCGACTATAAATAATCCATTATCATCTACCCTTGTTTTTAGATTTCCATAGGATTTGAGAATTCTTCCTATCTGAATATTCTTATGAACTAACATTAGATTAGAATAATTTGGATCTGATATAAGAGTTTCTAATCCTGTTTTGAGTACAGAAATTGGTATGAATTGGTTTTCACTATCCACTACAGCTACAGATGCATATCCAGCTATAATTCTTCTACCATCAGATGCTTTATCTATTATTTCTAAGTTACCGTTTAAATTGAATGGGATTTTTTTAGACATCTCTACCACTTTGAAATCATTTACAGGAACTAAGTCTAATTCATATAATGGGATGTAGCTAGTATAGCTTCCAGCATTATTATAATGGATATGTACATACTTAGCTACATCTTCATAATTACATTTTAAGATATCTGTAAATAATCTGTATAATCTAAAATCAATTGCTTCTTTTAGTTTGTCAGAAAAATCTTCACCTCTAATGACTATGTCTATATCATTACTAGACTTTCCTTGAGTAGCTAGAGACCCAACTATCATTATCAAGGGTTTTCTTAAAGATATTGGTTTTATATTCTCTAACACCTTTTCTTTAGATATAGAAATATCACTATGTTTACCACTTGGTGGAGTTGAAGCATAAGCCTCCTCTCCAAGTTGAGATAATTCTTTTATATCATTCATATTAAACAATTTATTATAACACCAAGTATTGCTACAATCAGACTTATGGTTCCAGCAATAGTTGCTACTCTAATGTTTAATTTTATATTACTCTTCTCAAGAGCTCTAATTCTTTTTTCTAGAGAGTTCAGCTCTTTATTAACATATTCCAAAGAGGAAATAGTAGAGCCACGAAACTCTGCTAGATTAATATCCCATTTAGTAAATTTAGAAGTATCCATATTACTACATTAATTTCTTAATATACAAATTGCTCCTGCAACTCCATCAAAAATTAGCGGAATACATGTAACTCTCTTGTAATCATCTGATATATTCAAACTCTGGGTAACTATCTTTTTGGATTTCATTGCTCTATCCAGCAAAGTTTTTTTATTTTTAAGAATCTTTCTGATAGAAGAATTAGCAAGTTTATTCTTGTATTTTATTGTTCCATCATCAGTGACAAGTACTATCGGCTTATCAATATAATCACATACAAGTTTTAGTAATCTAAACGCCTCTCCATCATAACCAGAATTTATTTCTTCAGCTAATTGTTTTGTAATCTCTTTAAGTTCATCATCAAGTTTCTTGAGATTCTCTATGTGATAGTCAAGTTCTTTCATATTACATCAGTTATCATTCACTAACTTATAGATAAAATATAACATACAGTTAAACCTATAGTTTATTAAAGAATTTCTTTTTTGATTCCTCTCTATATTTTTCTCTGCCAAATTTCTTAACTTTTGATGCCTTTGTTGGGTAGTTATATCCAATATCAGCGTGTTTTATACTATCCATTGGTTTTGGATTTTCGATTGCCTTCCAAACTTCCCATCTAGCTGTTTTATCTGGCCTCTTGAGACATTTTATGATAAACCTGCCTTTTAATATCTTATCATCTTTAGTCTTGTCTGGATAGAAGAAATATTCATGACAATCATCTCTTGCAACTCCTGTTTTTACTTTACCTATATAGAAGCAGGACATATATGCCCACTTATATGGATTTGACCCAACATCACCAGGTTCTATCCAGTATGAATATTCAGGCATATCTAGCTTCTCTATAAGTTTTGCTCCTTTTAAATCTATAAGTGGTTCTTTTTCTTTACTCTTCTTTGTGATATCAACCTCTTTGGGTTCAGCACTTGGTTTTACTATTGCTAGACTATGTGCTACATTCATAATACCACCAGCTGTCTTTCTATGAGCTCCTGTATACATTTTATAATAGTCTTGTATCGTATTATCAGTAAATACCCATTGTATAAGCATTTTTTCTCCTACAGAGCATCTCATATCTGTATGAACGGAGTGGCCTTTAATAATATCAGCGAGGGATTTCTTACCTTTATCATAAGCATCCTTTTCTTCTTGTGTTATCCCTCTAATGTGATGTTGAAACCATATCCTTCCAGATTTTGGATTGATATATAGCTCTTTAGGAAGAGGCTCGTTGTCTTTAGCTATTGAATCATATATATCTTTGGGGATTTTACCACTTTCTACCCAGTTTTTTATATCATCTTTCTTTATCGATTTATTATTAATAATATTATCTATATTTAATCTTTCAATATCTAATTCTCTTATTCTAGATGCTAATTTAATAATCTCATTAGTTATCTCTTCTCTCTTTTTTAATAAAGATTTTGTGTCTATATCTAATTTATTTTCTCCTCTAATGTGTCTCAATTCTTCTACTGGTATTCTCTTTGGCTCCATTAGAGATAGTTTATTAACCAAAGATACTGTATCTGTTTTATTTTTTTCTGGTATCAATTCCATCACTCTTCCAATATAGAAAGAGTATCTTGGAAATTTCTCATTAACTGGATTATCATATCTAAGAAATTCCTCTCCAGCTATCCGTAGTATATCACCAATATTAGCTTTAATATTAGTATTGTCTGTCTTACCCAGTACCATCTCATATTGTCCAGTTTTACCTATAGAATCTTTACCTCTATAGAATTTACCATCTGATAATATTCCAACTGAGTGATACCAATCCTTTGTTTTCATTGACACTAACGCATCGTAATAGTCCTTATCAATATCAAGACCTATCCAATAATTATAAGTTCCTTTACTTCCTTTAACTAAATGTTTTTCTAGAACTCTTCCATCATATTCATGATAAATCTTAGCTTTTCCCCAACCATGATTTGTTGGAGCATCATATGGATGAGATAACAATTTTATCATTACACCCTCTGCTATAAACTTCGGTCTATCTATTTTATGATTTATAATATTATCTATGGCTTTATTTATACTAGATATGTTAGATACTATATAGGCATCTGTCTTCTTATTATCGATATTAGTTGTAGTTCTTTCTATCCATATATGTTTAGATGATTTTATCCTTTGTAAATATTCTAATCTTTCGTGGAGAGGAAATGATCTGATATCTTCTCCATCATAGAATAGACAGTCAAATGCATATACATATGCATAGTCTTTTAATTCTTCTGGTGATATCTTCTTTGCATTTAATAATGAGTTAGCTACAGTTCTATGAAGTATTTCTTTTCCATCCTTATCTAGTGCTATGAATTCTCCATCTATAATTGTATTCGGTGGAAGTAATTCTTTTAATTCTTTAATAATTTCTGGAAGTCTGGATGAAACATCTGGAGATTTTCCTTTTAATAATTCTGGATCTACATATACAAATGGCTCATCTCCAGACTTACCAAGAGTTATTCTAAGACCATCAGCCTTGATGTCTATAAGTAATTTTTCATTCAGCCATTTAGCATTCCTTAGTTCTTCATCTATAGTTTCAAGTTGAAATCTATAGTAAGGTTTTGCTGTAGACCAATATTTCTTTTTAATCTTTGATTTAGTAACTATAATTTCTGATCTCTTTTTATCCCAATCCTTTGCTTCATCATATGATTTTGGAGGATAAGATTTCATATACTTTTCAGATTCTTTATAGCATTTCCAATAAGAGGATTTTTTAGCCTTCTCTGGGTCCTTTCCAGTATATTCTCTATAGAGATTTTCATCAAAAGGTGGTATAATTGTGAAGTATACACTTCTAAGCACATCAACTAATTTAGCAAAGTATCTATATACTAAATCTAAAGTCCAATCTCCCCATTTCTCTCCTTTCTTTAGTTTTGGATAAGCTGAATTTCCTAAATATCTTAAATCTGCTATACATTCTCTCCATCTCTCTTTAACATTTTTCATGTCAGAATCGATGCCTTCTCTTTTAAATTCATCTGGATGGAGTTTATTTTCTAATTTGCTTTTTAATGTGATTACAGAATCTTCAGTCAATATCTTTCCATTATATTTAGATAATTCATTCTTAATATCTTTGATTTTATTTTCTAGACTTTTTCTAAGATTAGTCAAATATATTCTTTCTGGTTTTAATCTATCAGCTAGGTCTAATAATTCTTTAAATGTAGCTTTATGGTCATTTGGTTTTCTTTTATCGTATTCACCAACACCAATTATCCAGATACTTTCTTTTATTAAGTCTTGTTCATATTTACCTAGTCTATCAAATTCTGGTATAATAGATATCTTTTTGTTACGATATGATAATCTAATCCCGATTGCTGGCTTACCAACCATTGGTGGTATAGCCATAAAATTGAAGTGAACATGATATAAGTTTATTGATTCTGATATATGCTTGAAATTGCCTTTGAGATCGATATTATCTAACACACCTTTAGATGATAAAACTGGTACATTTGGATATTTTTTAAGATAGTTCTTGAGATAGTGGAAATGATCCTCATCTGATTGAGTCACTATAATATAATCAACTTTTTTGTCATATTTAACTGATGGATCTATCCAAATAGCATGTCCATCTATATCTAGTAATAAACTAAAATGTTTTTTATTAGGTGTAGTTAGTGAAGCTGATGTTCCTAATGAAATTATTTTAATCATTTATCATATTTTATTATTCCTTCTATATGAGCATGCCAATGATCTCTAATGGTTCTTCTTTTTAGTCGAAGAGTTATTCCTCTCCCAAATATCATTTTACTTCTATATAGAATTCTACCCCATGATTCTCTGGATATAGAGGTTACATGCTCATTATAAACTACCATTGGAATTTTACAATTAGAGCAATCAACTATAACAAACTCTGATGTTGGAATATCTCTTGGATCTTCTGGCCAATATAATTTTGTGATAATTCTACCTTTTGAAAATATTTCACACAGTGGGCAACCATCTACTAGAAAAGTATCTGAATTCATTTGGTTACAACCATTCTCGTCTAAGCGGAACCCAGTGTCCTGAGCTTGTTGTTCCAGACCAAACATATAGACACGTAGCTATAGCATTACCACCTTCTATTCCAGATGGTTTGAATCCAGTTATGTTTATAACACCATCTGAAAATGATGCAGAAGATGTAATTCCATCCGCTCTATAAGTTCCTATTATTGTTATTAAACCCCACTCTCCCAAATAATAATTACATTTTAAATACTTCTAAGTAATTTAATAGTTTTTCCATCTTCTGTCTCTAATAGCAGAAAATCACCATTATTAATCGCAGCATTCCATCTACATCTATGACACTCTTTGTTTCTGTTTTTACAGATGTTATAGAATGAACAAACCACTTTTCCACTCATTTAATCCTCGCATCTGAGCAAGCTGGATATAAAACAATCGCAGCTCCTATGAATACTATATTAGTAGCATCCTTTTTATTATCACTAGAATTCCATACATCTTCTGACTTAAGTTCAACAGATAGCCAATTTACTAGTCCAGCATCTATCAATCCAATTGTATCCTTAGCATTTCTAGTAACTGGAACTATATATAAATCAGCTTTAATTGCTCCATCCTGAAATCTTGGATTTTCCACATATCCTATCCTATCTAAAGTGTTCCAAGAATGGTCTAAATTGAGATAGTTCTCTTCCCATTTACTAGCTGCATTTTTTAGTTCACTAGAAGTATATCTGATTGGGTAGCTACTTAAACTATCACTATATTCACCGGGTGTTAATAGTGTAACATCACGATATATCCTAATATCCGTTGATTTGGATATCTCCTTTTTGTTATACTTAAATGGAACTAAAGGTGTGTGTAGATGTAAATTATCCATTACTAACTCCCATCTTTTTTCAACGGCGCATAGCCAAACATAGCTCTAATTTCATCAACAGAGAATGGTTTCTCTTCACCCTCTCTATAACCTCTAAGTAAATTACCTAACCATTTTGCTTTAACAGCTTCATCTGCATCGGTTACCGAATTAAATTTAATATCTACAGTTCCTTCTTTTTTATTATATTCCTTTAATATAGCATCTATCAATTCATTTTTTGTTTGATTTGCTAGTTTCATTTGAAATGCTCTTATCATCCTTTCATATAGTATTTCTTTTACTTTTGCTGTGGCTTCTGTAGATCCTTGTCCTAAACCCAACGCTTCTTCTGGACATAATAGCCCTATTACTGATTGGGTTAAGAAAATATTAAAGTATTCTTCTACACCCTGAACTCCTTTTTCATCTATAGTATCTATCTTAACTACACCAGGAACTACAAACTCATTGGTTGATACAATATCTTCAAACTTCTTTTCGATATCCTCCATTATTTCTCTTGGAGGTATATCATTTTCATTCCCGACTGTGATTACATATTTTGCTGTATGTCTCTGGATTGCATTAAATATAGCTTCATCTGTTTCTATCTTTCTATCTATAGTATTCTTACTCGGTTCAATTAGTGATATTCCATATGGAGAAGATGGGTTTGGAAAGAATTTTATATGAATAATATCTTCTGGTTTTAATACTACATCTCTTACCTTTCCATTTATTATTTGTTGATAAGATTCTATATTTCCATATGGATCTGTATTAATTACTATAGTTTTAGGATCTACGGTCTTGAGATCTGTTATTCTTCCAGAGGGTGTTCTAACAATCTCTATGAATGCATCGCCATATACTAGAGCAAAGACAACATTATCTAATAATATTGACTGGAAGTTTAATTTATCTAAATATTTTTGTATTAACTTTTTAGCTTCTTCATCTTCAGAGGTAAGATGGTAGCCCACCATAACCGTATTCCAAGCAGTGATATTAATACTAGCAAATACTATTCCCTCTCCATTATAGTATTTCCAATAAGTTTCTAAAGTGTTTACATTTCGAGTAGATGTCTTTGGGGTTCCTGAATATCTTTTTTTGCCTGTATATACAATAGTTTTGTATCTTCCAGATTCATCCTTCCATATAGAGTTTTTTCTTCTTCTAAATAATTTAAATGGATTATATAATTTCATAATCTAATTCTCTTTTTTATTCTTTTTTCCTTTTTCCGGAAAGAATTATCTCTATTGTTGATACATTTCTCTTCTCAAATGGCTCACTTCCAACTGTGATAGTATACTTCGGATCTTCAAGATAATCTCGTATTAGAATAGCTAGAATATCTATAGCTCTTTTTATATTATTGCCTCTAGCTACTATTTTGATATCTTGGTCTTTCCGAAGGGAGTAGAAGCAAGCTGAGATATATCTAGATATATCCTTATTTCCTATATAGATTTCTTCCATATTTACCTCCCTATTTTTCTGATTCTATATTTCTCTTTGTTAACATTCCTAGTTGGGGTTGTTATCTTAGTGTGAATTAAACTAGGAACTTCATTCCAATTTATCTCTCTCTCTTTTTCAGAAAGATGAGAGATTTGGATAGCAAATGAAAGGGAATCTATTGTATCATCGTGAGCTCCTCTTGGGAACACTTTTAGTTCCTCAATCCAATCATCTAATTCAGGATTCATAAATATCCTATTGGTCTCAAAGAGTACCGATAATCTCTGAACTCTTGACATTCTATCATTAGCTATAGAGGTTTTTATTGGAACAAGTGGTAATGTGCTTATTTCCATGAGTTGATCTGTTATTATCTTCTGTTGAGCCGATGATTCTATTCCTATTCTAATTGGATTCCACTTTCCAGCGTAAGATTGAATTAATTCAAATTGTCTAAACAATGATGTTTTGGTCCGAAGACCATCTACAACATATATACATCCATTAGCAACTAATATTACAGTTATGCAGAAATAATCAGAATCATCTCCAGCTGAAGCAAAATCAACTCCTATGTATGATTCATAAGGAGGGATTGGGATTCTATAATTCTCAATTGAATTTTGTAACCATTCACCTCTTATGGGTGAATTCTTATCCATTATTATATTATTTTGATATTGAAGCTCAAAGCTTATTGATCCGATACTTCTTTCTATAGCTTTTAATTTTTCATATGAGTATCTTTCAGGCCACAGAACTATTTTCTTTTCTCTATCTATGATTGCTTGATATCTCTTAGTTGTAAAACTGGGATCTCTAGAAAGATAATCATATATATCCCTTTCATTCCATCTAGTTCCTATAGTTATTATTTTTCCTTCTGGTTCTAGCATAGGAACTAGAGTTTGGTTATACCATCTTATTAATTCTCTTCTTCTATGTTCTGTTCTAGAATTTCTTTGATCTGTAATATCATCTAAAACTATGATATCATAATGCCCTCCAACCATGGAGGAGGTGATACCCAATACTGTAACTGTTGGCTCTTTATGAGCAAACCCAGATTTGCCAGCTCTTCTAACTTTTAAAGCTGACCTCGTCCATACACCAGAATATCCTCTCTGGTCACCAAATAATTCTATTAATTTTTGATTCTCTTCTAGATGATGTTTAATAAAACTCATCATCTCATCAGCCTTATCTTGGCTGATAGTCACTATCAATATCCTAATATCAGGATCTCTTATAATTCTCCAAATTATATAAGCTCCAACAAGACTGGTTTTACCATGTGATCTTGGAGCTTGAAGGCAAACGAATTGGTGTTTCTCAAATAATTCTAACCATTCCCTATGGAAATTTTTACACTCTAATCCTAATACATCAGTAGTGAAAGCTATAGGATCAAGCGAATATTTTAATAATTCAAGTTCTGCCATAAGAGTCTATATTAATAACAATAAAAAAATAAAAAACATTAAAACATTAACTCTGATATTTCTTTATCTATTTTTAGGCTATTAGAAGCTAAAGCCTAGACTGAAAGTCAATCCCAGCACAAGTTTAAATAGATAGATAATACCGAGAAATGGTAGAATCCATTTTGCAGCATCAGCAAGCCATTTATCTAAATCCATATTTTTCTTTCTCATATTATCACATTTCTTCTAACATACTAGATCTTTTAGATACCTTAGTAATACATGAATCAAAATAGAAACGATACTAGTATTCTACTTCTTCAGTATCATTTCTGTGTTTAATGTAATTTATTGTTGCATGGATTATAGCCACTACTAATGGAATAAAAACTGCATATTCTGGTGGAAATTCCTCATTTTGTAGGAATTCGGCAGTGTAAGCAAGTATTACTGGTATCAGTGTCATGAATAATCCAGTAAAGAATTTCTTAACTGTTATCCATGGATCATAAGAAGAAACTGTGATTGTTTTCTTTCTCTTTTTTGGCATATTTCCATTCCTCCTATTTATCTTCTATTAATTTTGAAACAGCGTTTCTACATTTGTCACATAGGACTTTAGAGAACTCTAGGAGCATTATTTTTGTATTTTGCTCCTTTTTAAGATTTATATGATATATATTAGAGGTTTGTCTAGTTCCATACTGCATTAAAGAAACCCAGTTCTTTCGAAGTTGGTCTAGGCTATCTCTGACTTCTTTAATAGCCTTTAGAGTTATTATAGAATTTCCTTCTTGCTCCACCTTATCTAGTAATTTAGAAGATTTATTATAGAGTTTTTCAGCTTTAGCATTAAGGTCTTTGATAGCTTTTCTATATTCTTTAATAAATAGATCTAGTGGATCTTTTCCTTCTTCTAATTTGTCTTCTATTTCTTTTCTTTCTCTGGATTCTATCCATCTCTGCACACTCATTGCAGACAAATCTTTCAAATCGACTATTTCTGGATGGTTATTTCTTATAGTCTCAGCTATTTTAGCTCTACTGAGTCCGAAATCCAATAAGGATTGAGCTTCATCCTCTAGTCCATATTTTATTATTTTATTTATATTTCCCATTCTATATATCCTCTAAATATAGAGTATAGTATAATTATACCCTACCTTCATCCCGCCTTAGCTTGGCACGCCGTTCTTAACTCTTTCTCTCAATAATATTATATAAAGACCAAAAATATTATATAATAAAAAACGACCCTAGATAGTAGTGATAGAAATCATAATTCCGTTACCGCGTAGCTGGAGAACTAAGCAGCAACTTAGCATATAGAATTCATTTAAGGTTTGTTTATGTTATATATAAATATTTATTAAAAGACATAAAGTAATCAAATGATAACTAATTGTTACTTAGTTAAAGTCTTATCTAATGACTTATAGTAAACATAAAGTCAAATAGACATAAGTCATGACATTAGTCAATGGTTGGATTATCTAGCTATTTTTATAATATTGATTGAATATTAATTCTCTCCTGTTCCAACAGGAGTAAGTTAAGGTTGAACCTTTACATAAGTTAAGCTCTAGCATTTATATAGAAATCCTGTAAGCTTACAACCTAAACGAAAGATTTATATACCCCCAAGAGTATTATCTGTTGGTGATTAAGAATGTGTGAAAAAATCAACATAACGGAAATAAAGGAAATTGATGAAACCTATCTCAAGATAGATAGGCTATTACAAGAAAATAAAGAAATAGAAAAACCAACATTCGATGAGAAAGAATGTTGCGTTTTAAATACAAAAAATATAATAAAAATCTTACAATTATTCGGAAATAAAAGAATACTTGTAAGATACGGTATAGCATTTTTCAGGAGTAACAGTTATTGGAAAGTAAACTTATGTAATACTGAAAAATTACCTGACTACTTAAAGAAAAATCGGAAATCATTACACAGATTAGTTTATACAGTATATTACGGTTATCCTAAAGGTATTACTTCAAAAGACTTTGAAATCCATCACATGTGTAGAAATCCAGAATGCTTAAACCCATTACATCTGATAGCTATACCAAAAGATAAACATAAAGAAGTTGAATATCTAAACCAAAAACTCCTAAAAGAAGGTAAAACCTTTCAAGAGATAAGGTTTATCATAAGGAAAAAATTGAATAAAGGGGAAATCTAAAAACTCCCCTCTTAATTATAAATAAGGAGATCGAGAAAATGAAAAAATATAAAAATGTAAAAATGGCGTTAAGATACGCCAAGAAAAATAACTTAAAGGTCTATCGTGAAAGGGAGATCGCCCAAGATAAAAAAGGTAGACTATATTATAGAACAGTTTACCTTGTCTATTAATCTTTTTTTTTTATTTATTTTATTATTTTTTTAGAGTAACCTATTACGCATTACATTATCAATATTTTTATTTTTATATTTTTATATTAGTCTATAGAATGTTACGCCAATTATCCCCAGATTTTTATTTTAATGATTGGATAATAAAGATCCTATGATTTATATCAGCTGAAATATATAAAAAAAAATATTTAGTTTATTAGCTTCAATACGTCGTCCATAGCTAATAAGAGTAATTCTCTATGTGTAAATCTTTTATCTATCTCTTTTAGCAGATCGTTTTTTGTTTTAATCAATCCTAGAATAACACATACAGATAGGTCTATTATTTCGTCTTTTAATTCCTTAGTGTAGTCATATTCATACATATATTTTCACTCCTTTTATTCTATATATAATGTATATAATATAGGTTTATATAGTTTACGGCATATTACGCATTTGATCCCTATGTTTTTATATTTGTTGAGGGATATTATTGCCAGATTTTTATTTCCAGATTTATATATATATTCTACAGATGAAATTCAGATTTACGCATATTATTCTGGAGAAAATATATTAGAATTTAGATAATAATAGAGAAAAAAAAAATTAAGAAATTACTTCTGCATCAGGGAACGTATCTAGGAATTCTTTTTTTATTTTTTCCCATCTTTCTTTAGTGATTTCCCTTAGGTCATCGTATTGTTTACGCCATTCTAAGATTTCCGTATCCGTATCGTCAATTTCAACGAAATTAACAAGTTTTAGCTTACCTTCCTGCTCTACCATCACTAAATCATCATTGTCAAATAATTCTCTTGTATCAGTAGATAGCATATATAACTTTCCTTTGAATTCTAGAAGTTTAAGAACTTCATGATAATTACCACCGTTATTATGACGGATATTAAATCCACAGTTACACGGTTCTCTTAATACTTCTACTATTTTTATTTTTTCCATCTTTATCACCTATTATATAGTATATAATACAGGTTTATATAGTTTATCCCACGTTACGCATTATATCGGATCATTTTTATATTTATCGACAGATATTATTGTGCCAGATTTTTATTCTAGTTTTTTTATATATTTATAGAGATAGAATAGAGTTACGCATTTTATCTAGATGACAGGATATTAATATTCCCCACACGGATATTTATCTAAAAATAAATATAAAAAAGAGAGAATATTTAAATATAAATATTCTGAATATCATCGTTTTGTTTTTTATTTCGATATTCGAATTCAATAAATCTGATTATCTCCCTCAACGTCATAAAGTTTTTCTCTTCATCAGTAAAAATACTATCTATATACGTTAACGCTTCGTCGTAGTCTATAAAGACGCCATATTTTAACTTGTCCACTATATCTTTTACTTTCGGAAACATCTTTTTGATTAATTCTTTCTCATTCATTTTATCACCATAATCAGAATATATTATATATATTTATATGTTTCGCCAAGTTACGCCTTTTATTCACAAATGGGAATATTAATGTATATGTGTTACTCATATTATAAAAGAATTATTATTTAAAATGAAGAATTAATAACTGAAAAGAAGAACCTATATTTATTTTGAATTTTATATAATAATCCGATGATATCTTCTGTAAATTCTTTATTAAAAGTAATTGCTAAAATATTAGGATTATCATAAGATACCTGAGAAACACGTATATCTTTAACAAGACTTAGAATTTCATCTATAGACCTATAGATATCACTAATCTTATCTCCCATTTTATCCCATATTAAGACAGTTGAGGTATTCATATTTATCACTATATTAGGTAATAAATTATATGTATATATAGTTTACGACAGGTTACGCCTTTTATCCTGAGAGATTTATATTAATGAGGAGATGATAATCCTTACGCATTTTATTCCAATCTTAGAATAATATTAAATATATAAAAATATCCACTATATAAAACTAAATATAAAAAAAGAAAAGAATTAATGAGAATTTCTTTTATGGAATTTTATAATAATATCCATAAGATAATGGGTTATTTTATCCATGTTTTAACTCCTGTTGTAATCTCTTAATGTGACTTTTGATGTATTCGTTTATTTTCTCTACTTGATTTACTGTTTTGTTTTTGTATTCTTTTTTCAATCTAGATTTTAGGATTTTTATTCTATTCTTGATATTTTTTTCTCTTAGTCTTGGATGTTTTTCTAGTTGCTTATCTATAATGATATCCTTGATGGAATACGGCATATACCATTTCCTGTATGCTTGAATATTGTAGTCATTATAGAATTTCTCTATGTTACTAGACTTTATTTGATAAGGATTTTCCTTGTTGTATAGGATACCAAATCGTTTTATACACTCAGTTGCCTTCATATTTCTTAGGATATCTGGGATATCCTTATATCCTTTTACATCTTTTTTATTCATATTCTTTTACCTCTTTTATTTCTAGTATTTGTAATGTATTATATCTATATAATACTTTCGACACGTTACGCCTTTTATTCTAGGATTGGGATATTAATATGGTTACGCATTTAATCGGCTTATTATTATAATATTCAGCCAGATAATAAAGATATTTTTATCGCATCTTTAATATAAAAATCAATATATAACCCAAAA